ATCAGCGCATGGGTTCCAAATTACGGAACACTGTACGCACAAGCAATGTGACAGGTTCAGTTGCTCGATTCCAAGTAATTGGAAAAGGCGTCGCAAATACTAAATCACGTAACGGTAACGTAACTCCAATGGAGTTGGCGCATACAACAGTCGAAGCCACTATGGCTGACTTCTATGCACCAGAGTACATCGACAAGCTAGACGAGTTGAAGACTAACATCAACGAACGTCAAGCTGTTGCACAATCTGCTGCTGCGGCTCTTGGCCGTAAGACAGATGAACTGATCTACGCAGCTATGGATGCTGCTGGCGGTACTGCAATTCACGATACTAGCTCTGCACTTGAGATTGCTGACTTGCTTTCATTGTTCGAAACCATGGGACTTAATGACGTTCCAGAAGACGGACAGCGTTACTTGGCGATGAACCCAAAGGGTTACGCTGACTTATTCGCAATAAGCCAGTTTGCTTCTTCTGACTTTGTTGGTGAGCAAAATCTACCATTCGCTGGTGGCATGACCATGAAAGAGTTCATGGGATTCAAAGTATTCTCTACCTCTGCTGTAACGGCTGGTAAGAATATTGCGTATCACACTTCATCTGTTGGGCTTGGCATTAATGCTGACGTTCAAACTGAAGTAAACTATGTCGCTGAAAAAGCTTCACACCTTGCAACATCAATGATGTCCATGGGCGCTGTTGGCATTGACGCCAATGGTATCTGTGAAGTCCTTGATAACAACTAAGAAGGAGACTTAATATGGCTTATAGTGCATCAGGTCTTCACCTTATTGGTGGGGCGTCAGGTCAAAGGCTTTGGTATTATGTATCTGCTGATACCATTGCAGACGCAAATACAGCGGGTTACTTTAACTCATCTGCGTCTATGCTGAATGTAAATGACGTAATCATTACAGTGACATCCACAGGTGGAACGCCTGTTATCACTCATGCTTATGTCAATGCAAACGATGGTTCCACTGTTGATATTACTAACGGCGTTGTCGTTACTAATACTGACGGTGACTAAATAGGGCGGGGGGTTTCGGCCCCCCGACTTTCTTATGCCAGAGGTAGCTGACACAGCAATAAAAATATGTTCTCGCGCATCGATCCTAATTGGCGGTGACGCGATTCAGTCTTTTACAGACGGAACAACCGAGTCTGATGTTGCGGCGTCTATATACGAAGACATTGCAAGATCTTCCTTAACCAATACAAGATGGCGGTTTGCAACTACTCAAGTACAACTGAGTAGACTGACAGACATACCAGCTTCCAGATACTCTGCTGCTTACCAGTTGCCAGCAGATTTCTTAATGATTAACTCATTAACAGTAAACGACAATATTATAGAGTATGACACATATACTAACAAAGCATTTTCTAATGCTGTTGAGACTGATGTTGTCATGGCTGATTATGTATTCAGAGTAAGTGAAGAACATTGGCCTGCTTACTTTGTACTTGCGGTTGAGCTTTCACTTGCAAGTCTTTTTGCAGTCTCTATTGCTAGGGATGCACAGCTTTCTAATGCTATGGAAGCAAGGGCAGAAATGCAAATGAGGAAAGCAAGAACACTAGACTCACAGCAGCAAACAAGTCGCAAGCTAAACACATCAAGGTTTATATCTCAAAGGCGTAGCTAATGCAGAAAGTAAGAGTACCAATAAACAGCTTTCAGTATGGTGAAGTCAGCGATTCTCTCTCAATGAGAGTTGATACTCCTATCTATTCTGCGTCAGCTTCTACAATACAGAACATGGTTGTTATGGCCGAAGGCTCCTTAATTAAACGTAAGGGGCTAGAGAACCACATTAGTCACGGCATAACCTATGATGCTACATACCCAGAGCAATCTGTTTTAGTACCTTTTGTATATGACGATAACGAACAATACCTTGTTTCTATACAGCATCAGGCACTTAAGGTTTATCAAATAGCTACTAGTGGAGCAGTAATCAGTATAAATGTAAACATTACTGCTGGCACAGATGGCGTTGCTGTTCCCTTTGATAGAGAGTTTTTAAAGGAATACACTACAGCGCAGCTAGGTGATGTGCTTTATATCTGTCACCCACTCTTTGCTCCAAGGCTTCTAACAAGAACTAGTCTCACTACCTTTGAGATCAGTACGTTTTCATTTGATAAGAGATCAGACAACAAGCAAACGTATCAACCTTATAATCAGTTTCATCCTCAAGGAACCAAAGTTGACCCTAGTGCAACCTCTGGAACAGACGTAGTTTTTAGAGTATTTAATACTAACCTAACAGCCGATGATGATGGCATTAGAGATCTAGCAGCAATCCCTGCTAGTGAAATGGAAGACCTTACACTTGATGGCGCTCTTGCATCTAATAATGACGTTTCTTTTTCCCAAGCCAGACAGATAACTATTACATCAGCAGGAAATGTTTCTGGTATAAATTTTATTATTACTGGGACTAATCAAGACGGTGTTAGTATAACAAATTCAAGTCATGCTGGCCCCAATAACTCAACAGTTATTGTGCCAATTCTTTATAAAACAATTACAAAAATTCAAGCCAGCACTCACACTACAAACACTGTTAAAATAGGAGTTACTAATCAAGAGGCTGTACCATATTTTGATATTACTGGCTCAAGAAATAATACTACTGCAACAGGTATATATGCAAGCTCTGCTCACATAGGGTCAACTATAAGATATGGTGGCAATGAGATTTTAATAACAGGAGTTAATAGCTCTGAACAAGCGAGGGGAACTATTCTTGATAGCCTCACTAAAAGGCTAGAAGTTCTCAACCCATTCAGAACCAATAGCGGTACTGCTGTTGTAGAGGTTAGCCAGCCTGCACACGGGTTCTCTGGTGGCGAAGTAATAACTGTATCTGAAGCCGTTGCAGTAGGTGGTATATCAGCAAGTAATCTTAATGGCTCAAGAACTATTAACGCTATTATTGATGATAACACATACTCATTTACTGCTGCTGGTGCTTCTAATGCCTCTGAAGATGGTGGTGGTTTTGTTAAGATAGCAACTCATGCACCGAGCCTAGACTTTGATGAACAATCTTTCTCAGCTAAAAGAGGACACCCTGCTGCTGTTGCTATTCACCAGAACCGTTTGGTGTTTGGTGGTACTTTAGATCAGCCAGATACGTTGTTCTTTAGCAAGATTGGTAACTTCTTTAACTTTGATGTAGGCGAAGCCTTAGACAATGAAGCTATCATTGCGACTGCTGCAACAGGTACAGTAAACTCTATTAGGCATCTGGTATCTAATCGTGACCTACAAATCTTTACAAACAGCAGTGAGTTCTATGTTCCTACCTTCGAGAACAAAGCGATCACTCCAACAAATCTACAGATTAAGAAACAAACTCCATACGGGTCTTCGTTTGCGCAGCCTGTTGAGATAGATGGCGCTACTGTATTTGTGCAGTCTAACGGTAGAATTGTAAGAGAGTACATCTATACAGACTCAGAGCAAGCCTACAGCGCCTCTCCTGTGTCCTCTATTGCTTCTCACATGATAGACAACCCAAAATACTCTACCGTTGCTCACAGTGGCTTTAATCAACCTGATTCATATGCAGCATTTACAAACGAAGATGGTACTCTTGCATTGTTCTCATCAAACAGAACAGAGCGTAGAGCGTCTTGGACTAAGCTCACAGTAGAGGGAGGAAGGTTTTCTTCTCTTGCCTCAATAGGCGATAGAATGTTTGCCAATGTTTATGACGCATTTAACAAGCTACATCTGTGTGAGTTTACTAGAGATGTTGGATTAGATAACTATGTGTTTACTCCAATCGTATCAGGAGTTGTAAGCGTCAGTGGGGTTTATGTTCAAGGTAATGTTATTGACGTAATAATAGTTAATAACCTTGAGGAGTTTCAACAGTACATAGGTACGTTTACCGTTGCTGCAAACGCAACAGTAGACATCTCCGAATACGTTGCTGATATTACTGTAAATGGTTCAACAGTTAACAGCCCATACCTTAGAGCTTACGCTGGTAAAAAGTTTAATTCTAAAATTATTACAAATGAAATAGATGCCTCAATGGGCAATGGCCCCGTAACTGGTGAAATAAGGGGTATTGGTAAAGTAGTTTTAGATTTAAAAAACGCTGACTCATTAGTTGTTAATACCAAAAGCGTTTCTATAGGTAGTAAGCTTATGTCAGGTAATACTTTTTTTACAACACTAAACAGCATAACGGGTAAGACTGAAGTTAAAATGACAGGCTTTACAAGAAGCCCTAGAATTACAATAGAACAAGAGGCACCATTACCGTTGCAAGTAAATGGGCTAGTAGTGGAGTTAATAGTCTAATGGCAACACCAGCAGCAATAGCAGCATCACCGTTATCAACGCCATTGTTAATAGCAGCAGTAGGAATAA